TCGACCGCGGCATCCTCCCACGACTTGAACGGCCCCCTGCCCGCCGGCACATGGGTTGAGACCTTGTTCCAGGGATCGCCCTGAGCAAGTGAGCCATTCCAGTTCTGTGAACTCTCCCGCTCATGTGCGACCGCGATGAAAGCCCACGGTACTCCGGTCTTGGCGGAGACGGCCTGGTAGCGGGCCTTTGCCTCTGGCGAGATCAACCGCTTTGCCACGGCCGTGAAGTTCCGCGTCAGCTTGGCTTTCGCCCAGCGGTTCGCGTTCGCAGCCTTGAGGGCAACGAGGTCAGTCATAACGATCTCCAAAGAAAAAGCCGCCCGAAGGCGGCCGGTACGAAAATCGGGGATCTAATCGGCGATCCAATCGCGCTCGTGCATCAACCATTTTGCCAGGAGTTGAGCGAAGAGAAGCGCTTAGAATTGGCATGCGCAAGCATCCTCACGGCTCGCAAGCCGTGATTTGTCCTTATCGACGAACCACTGTGATCTGAGACGCATTCGCTGTGGCAGTAAAGGCGTTGGTCGGCGAGAAGCCCTGCAAAGTCAGGGTCAAGCTGCCCCGCGTCGTAACATTCATCTTGGCGGTTGCCCGCATGTAGATGGTCTGCGAGCCGACTGTATAACCCTCTACACGCATGTCGGTATTAGAATTGTCGAAGGTGATAGCCGCCGTCCCGGCGCTTTTGACGCACAGCGCAAGACAGTTGCCAGCATTGGTGTCCTTATCGCACTGCATGACATAGCTGACCGTGATGTCATCACCGACTTCGAGATTGTCAGTCGAGACCGAAACCACGTTAACAGCAGAGCCACCGCTAACAGACACGCCCGACCCATTCTGCGCCCCAACCGAAAGCGTTGGCGTTCCGAGGCGGATGTTGCCAGTTCCGCTGCTAGTAACCGCATAGGCCAGCGGCCCGGCCCCTGCCGGATTATCAAAGCTGTTGTAGAGTGTCCGACAGTTGGCCGACGTACCGCTAATGGTGACACCAATGTTTGCGCCGCCGATAACGTTATCGGCGACCGTAACGCGGTTCGAAGCGCCGTCAACCTGAATACCATAGAACAGGCCGCCGGATTCGCCGCCTGGGTCTAGCAGCGTATTGCCTGTGACATTACTATCGGTGGTGCCGTTGAGATAGATTCCAACAGTGTTCGCGGTCGCTTCTGCGCGGCGGTAGATGAGGCAGTTGTTGATTTTGGCCTGAGCCACATTGGTCAAGTTGAAACCGCTATCGAAAACGGCGGCATGACACTCATTGGTGGTTAACCAAGGGTAGGCCGCAGACAACGAAAAATAAAAGCCGCGATTGACCGCGACCGCGAGACATTGGACGAAGGTTAGCCCTTCAAGATGGCCCGTTCCTGACCATCCATTGCCCGCGGCGAACACCTGACAGTGACTAAAGAAGTAGTCGGTTACGCCAGTGGTGCCGCTTTCAGTGATCTTAAAGCCATCTGTCATGTGCTGGAAATCGGCGGCTGTTGAACCAGACTGCCTTCCAGCGATGTTCACTCCGCTAATAATCGGTCGGTGGACGTTGTTCAGCGCGCAGCCGACCAAGAAACCGTGCGTGCCGACGTTATCGCCGCGGATTTCTATATCGCGCAGGGTGCATCGGTGCTGCAGGCGGTTATTGGCATCGCTCGCAGCATAGGTAATCGAAAGGCCGCTATCCTGCTCTACTTGCGTAGTCTGGATTTTAATACCTTCAATCCACACTGGCTGAGTGAAGTCGGTGTTGCTGATCGCCAGTACATAGCCGGTCCCGGCGGTCTTGATGATCGTCCCGCCGCCGAACAGCGTCACTTTGGTATTTGTGACGGCGATCGTCGCCGTAGTCTTGTAGGTTTTAGAGGCATAAACAGTCTTTCCGGTCGCCAACGCATTCGTAAGCGCGGTGGTATCGTCGGCGACGCCATCTCCGACAGCACCGAAATCCTCCGGAGTAACAATATCAGAAACTTTGCCATTCCATGTGCGAGTTGCCGCGCCAGTGCCGGACTGAAGAAAGCCTGCCCAGGAAGGATCGGCACCCGCCCCATTGGTCTGCAACAGATATCCGGCCGTCCCCGCCGCAAGCCGCGCATTTGTCGTCGCGTTGCGGAAGATCAGATCGCCGCGCGTGGTGGTCGGCGCGAGTGCATCGAATGCCGCCATCGTGGTACCCGCTCCGGTGCCGCCTCTAGCGATTGCCAGGAGCCCGGATGAGATGTTGCCGGCGTTGGTCGCGTCGACGTTCGGAACGTTGCTAAGGCCGACGTCCGACGACGTGAGCGCCGGCAAGCGCGCGTGATTCAGTGTCCCGCTCGTGATGTTACTGGCGTTTGTCGTGTCTACGTTTGGGACGTTCTCCAAGCCAGTTACAACATGGGCGGCATCCCAAGCTGGACCGTCAACAATCGCAGAAGGATCAGACGGCGCGCCGGTGACAACGGAGTGCTTAACTACTACCGTCATGTTTAAATGATCCTGATAATGTAATTGCAGACGATGGTTGGCTGAATGCCGTTAACCGGCGTACTCGTTCCGCCCTGCGTGTTTCCGGTAAAAGATGATGAAGCTACTGATGTGACTGGTGTGGTTGCTGATCCGAATGAACCGGATGTGCTTGAACCAGGCGAAATAGAGGTCGATAACGGGCTATTTCCCGTGGACAGCCTTAAGTCCACTACCGTGGTGGTAACGGAGGTGCTCACTGAACCGGATGGCGTATATGGCGGCAGATTCGCGGTCACGAGTGTATGAGTTTCTGTGCCGCCAACTTGGCCCGGACCACCGGCCCCCATACCGCTGGCAGAGGTCAGTCGAGATGCCGCCGATCCGCCCATATTATCGACGCCGGCACTAACGCGGCCGCGCTTGTCTGGAAGGTTGAAGGTTGTTGAACCGTCACCGGTCCCATAAGTCGTTCCAACAAGCGAAAACAGCGCACTGTAAGTTGTTCGCGAAATTGCCTGCCCATAGGCGAATGCAAAAGCACTGTTCGGCGCAGTTGCACCCCAAAAGTCGATTCCTGCCGCTAACGGGATTGAATATGGATTGCTGAAGAAGCCATGAAGATAAAATGCTCCATCAGTATTATTGTAGATGGCGGCATATGGCGTGCCTTGAATAAGCGTACCGCCGACAAGTTCTGTTGATGGCGCAGAACGAAGCGGCTTCGCGCCAAGCCCATCCACATTCAAAGTAACGGTGGAACCGTTTGTCGTGTGTGGGGTGAACGCTATGATCTGACCATTGAGGTGAGACAACGTATCGAAGATCTGATAGCTCGTTACCGTGTAAGCGGTTGACGTGCCGGCCGTGACGATTGCGCCAGCGATGTCATCGCGAAAAGCCGCCGTAGATGCCATCATGGCACGCCCGCTATCATTCACGGACGATGGCGCCTGTCCTTCAGCCCAGTTCACTGTCGAGTCAGCATTGGCGTTGCTGGCCGCGGTGCGCGACCAGTTATAGAACGGGAGAGCCATTCAATTATCCTCTGGAGAAGATCGGGGCTTGAGCCAGCGCCGTACGCAATTTGGTCAGATCAGGACTGCGGCGCTGGGCGTAGAAAATCTGGGCGGCCTGCGGAGGCTGGAAGCTGGGCACCTGGGCGCCTCCCCCGCTGGCATCGGCCTGCGGCGCAGCTTGGGGAGCTTGGGCGAAGATAGGCGTTTGCTGCGGCGCAATGTTCAGATAGGCGCTAGGAGCCGCTGCGGGACTCGCTGGTGCGGGTTGCTGTTGAGTGGCCGGTTGATTGCCGAACCAGGCCGCCTCTCTCTGGCGCCTCGCTGTGAGTCCTTGATCGACCTTCCCGCCAGCGTGGTTGTACTGCAGGAAAATGCTCTGGGCCTTGTCCCAATCCCCAGCCTTGACCGCCTCCCCGAGCCCCGACTGTTGCCAACCTGGACCGGCGTTATATGTAAGGGAGGTCAGCGCAGCCCGAACACCTGGAGGAAGGTTCGGATTGAAGGAATCGACACTGGCAGCGGCCTTCCCGATCTCGTCCTGAAACCGCTGTTCATAGACGGCCTGCCGCTGATCCGGCGGGATGTTTTCATCGCCCGGCTGGGCTTTTGTGCCATAGCCGGAGCTGTTTTGCTTATAATCCCATTGAGCAACCGGCGAATATCCTTCAGACTTCTTGATTGCATCGAGATATTCAGGGTCAAGAGCCATGTGGTTCGTTCTTCAAGGTTCGATCATGTTCGCGGTGATCGCATCCAATATTCACTGGAAGATTACACCCAACGGATACCTCGCCAGCGCGATCGGAGCGGCGCTAGCGTTCGGCGCGACAGCAGCCATCAACAAGCTACTCCTTTGGTCTCGCCAGAAGCGCGGAGCGAGCGCCGGCCAATAGTGGGTTCGCCATCGGGGGCAGAACAAGCGGCGTCTGCTGACCAAGCGGCGAGCGCATGCGGATGTTCTGGGCAACACGCTCGGCCTGCTTCACCACAGCGCGGTTATTGGCAAATTTGAACGCTCGGCCAGCAGCCGCTCCAGCGAGCGCACCAGGAATGCCACCGGCCTCATATCCAGCCGTTCCGCCGGCCAGCATCCCGAGCCCACCACCACCTCCCAACAGGTTCGCAACAAACCGGATGGTGTTCTGGCTAGCCGTCCCTTTCACGATCTTCTGAAGGTCTGCTTTCGTGTCGGCCGAGAGGTATTTGGCCTCGTTGCTCAGCAGATAGTTCGTGACCTGCTGCCTGATCTTGTTGCCGACATTGGCACCCGAGTGTTCACCGGCCGCCCGGAGATCAGCTCGAGCTAGCCGCTTGTCCAATGCCTCATTGGCCTTGAACGCGGCATAGTTTTTGTCAGCCTCTTGGATCTTCGCCATCGTGCCCGGCGAGTTCTGCTCGATCGCCTTTTCGATCTTGCCGAGAGCAACGAAAGCGCCGGCTTTGTTGGCGTCAGGAGCACCGAGGAGGCTTTTGACGTTCTGACGAGCTGCTACCAAGTCCGCAACATCCGGAGCGGCGGCAGTTGCCGGAGATTTGATCTCAGCCACGGCATTGTGGATACTCGAAGCGGTAGATGGACGGATACCCTTGTTGTTGAGCGTCGTTGTGATGTCGTTCGCGAGGTTGTCGAGTGTTGACTGTGAAATCGGCGTGGCGACATTACGCGAGGTCAGTGCGTCATATGCGTTGGTGGCTTCTGACTTAACGTCGGACAACGCAGGTGTGGCCGCCTTGAGAGCGCGGGCCTCTGAGGTGGCGTTGATCAGTTTGCTTGCTCCCGCGCCGCCAGCCAGCGCGCCGGCAATGCGGGCATATGGCTCAGCCGCCGTTCCGCTGGTCAATTGACCAGCCGTTTCGCTCCCGATCGCTGGCGCAGCTACTCGGCTCAAAAAGAGCTTTCCGGCAGAACGCAATGCGGATGGCCCAGCCAGTTCTGGATCAGCCATCGCTGGGAGAAACTCGGCCGTGGTCTTTGCGTATCCGCCGAGAGCGGTTTGCGGCTCATAGAAGGCCAGATTGTTCGGGTCGGAGCTTTTCACACTATTGAGGATGTCCTGCGAGCTCGGCGCGTTCGCAAGCAAACGACCGCCCGGTAGCGCATAGCTCGCGGCATTCGCCGCGTTCTTGACCGTCGATGGATCGAAGCCGAGCTTTGAACCGGCATAATCGACAGCGCTTCCTAGCAAGCTGCGCGCATCGCCGACTGCACCGATTGTCCCGGCCGCCGCATTGGCGAGGCCAGCCCCCGCGCTCTTCGCCACGTCTTCGCCCAATGAGGGCTTATCCAATACGAAACCATCAGGAAGGCTGATATCGTGCGGCTGATCGAGAACGAAGCCCGGAGGCAGATCGCTCATTGCCACTTCCCGTTCTTGAACGTGATCTTCTGGCCGGTCTGGGGATTGGTAGCGGTCGCGCCCTCCTGGATTTGAGGAGCCGCCGACTGCGACGGTCCGTTGCCCTTCACCCAATTGTCGATGCGCTCAAGAACCTTCTGGCCTTCTTCCTTGATGACAGGACCGGCCTTGGCCGCCGCCATTGGCCCGATCGCAGCAACTCGTTTCTCCTCAAGTGCAGCAAGCGAGCCGTGCAACAGCTCAGAAAGCTTCGCGATCTGCGCCTTCTGCTGTTCGGGCGACATGTTCGGGGAAAGGTTCTGCTCCCACTGGCGAATTTCAGCGTCCGACAGATTGGCGCCCTTGAACACTTTGGACATTTCTTCGGCGACGGCGTGTGCGTTGGTTCGGAACGCTCCGGGCTGACCACCACCAGTCTGTTCGTTGACGAAATTGCCGACAGCATTGAGAGCGGGGACGCGGCCATTCTTGAGATTGCCCATCGCGTCAAGCAACGAGCCGACGTGCGCCAAAGTTTGGTTGGCCGCCCGAACCATCTCCGAGCTTTTCCCCGATGTGAAGTCTTTGGCTCCTGCGGCGCGCGCGCCCCAGCTCGTGGCGTCAAAGGTCGGATCGACCGAATGAGCCGCATCGATCAGAGCCAGCGTGGCTGGATTGCGCATGGCTGCGCCTGTCGGTAGCGGCTGCCGTCCCTCGATCATGGCCTTTACCATCGGCGCGATCTGCTTGGGCAGGTACTCATAGAGCGCTTCGCCCTGCACGCCAGCAGCCTTGGCTTTCTCCATATCGGCCAGAGGAGATGAAGACCCTTCCGGCGACCCCTGAGCATTGATCGGCTTGCCGTTGACGGTCTGGTCGCGTTCGTTGATGAAGCCGTATTTCTTGCCGGCGAATGGGTCCTCGCTGACGACGCCGTATTTCTCCTTATTGGTGAACAGCTCTGGAATGATCGTCTTTGCTGCCTCCGGGTTCATCACGGCAACCATCGCCTTGGATGCCGCAGCCTGCGGGCTTTCGCCATTGGCGAGGAGTGCCTGTCGAAAAGCGCTGTACTGAGCGCTAAGGTTTTGCTGCTGAGGCGTGCTGCTCTGGAACAGTGAGCCAATCAGGCTACCCCCGTTCTGCAGCCGATCGAGATATCCGCCACCGCCGAATGCCGGCGGAAGCTCCTGAGGCGGTGACGGCTGCTGTGAAGGCTGCTGAGCGGCTTGCGGAAGCTGCCCCTGCGTCGGCTGGGCGTTCGGCGGTAGAGCCGCCTGTTGAGGCTGATATTGGCCGGCATCGCCGATCCGCGGCATCTGGTAGCCGCCGACCGCGATAGGCTGAGCCTGGTTCGGCGCGAATGTGGATGGATCGAACGTGGCCGCATCGAACTGACGGTCAGATGGATTGACCGGCTGCGGCGCTCCGGGCGCAGCATTGAATCGGTCGGCGAAGCTTGCCGGCGCAGCGTCAAAACCCGCACTCGGCTGATAATTGGCGTTCTGCATCTGGGTATTGCGCAGAAAATCGAGCAAACCGCCGCCCTGTCCTCCGTAATTTGAGGAATTGAATAGCAGCGAATCCAGAAGTCCCATTTATTTCGCCCTCACCCAAAAATTTTCGGGAAAGCTTTGCCGATACCGAAGTTGCCAAAAAGGTTCCCGATACCGCCAGAAATCAGCCCAAACTGCTGCGCACCACTCATCTGGTTGGTGGTGTTGCTCTGGCCCGTTGACTGCGAGCCCAGACCAGCAATCGGAATACCGATGTTCGCCAATAGCCCGAGGTTCTGTAGCGGGATGCCGTACTTCTGAGCCTCTGCCGCGAGAGTAGCGTTTGCGCCAGCGTTTGAGAGATCGCCGGCAGCACCAGCCGCATTCACGCCCTGACCCTGATTGGCGATGTATTGCTGCTGAAGACCGGACAGGATTCCGGCGTTGGTGTTGCCCGCATTGTAGAGATTGCCGGCCGCGCCCTGTTGATTCTGGACGTTCTGATTGTACTGCGCGGCGATCGTCGGCGCGAGACCTTGGGTCAAACCTCGGCCGAGCGTCTGAGCGTTCATGCCGCTGAAATCACGGCCCGCGGCAGCAAACGAGCCGTTGACGTTGTTTGTGATATCAGAGGTTGCTGTATTGATCGCGTCCTTGAACCCCGGCGTGTCATACGGGTTATAGTCCGTGTTGCTCGCCAACGGATTGGTCTGGTTGTAGTAGTTCTGGTAGTTCTGGTTGACGGCGCCAGCCTGGTTCAGCGCACCGCCGCCATTGAACAGCGATTGGGCATAGTTCGATGCCTGCGGGCCAAACTGCGACGAGATCGCATTGGAGTTGTTCTCAAGCGTCCCCAGTGCTCCGCTCTGCGCACCAGTCAGCCCAGTGTTTCCGCTCGCGGTTCCGAGCTGATTAATGATGTTGCCAAGCAAGCCCTGCGTAGGGGCCCAAGGCGCCGTCGTAGAGCTCTGCGTGGTTTCGCTTTTGCTGGTGCCATCCATCACATGGACCTTTCCAAGATAATGTATTTCGCGCGATACCCGAAGCGCTTTAAGACGCGCTCCCAGCCCTTTCGGCCTGAGATGCGAAGGCGGCAGCCTTCGGCTACTGCATACTTTTCAATCTGGGGGAAGAACTCGACCCACCGCTTCATGTTCTTCCCGCCGCACGCCGTAAACGAGCAAACACCGTTCGCGAGACGCGTTGAAGCGGCTGCCTCTATGCTCTCTCCATTCCAGACAATCCAAAGCAATTGCTCACCACGGAGAAGTTCGAACTCCGTGTCTTCAGGATTGCTGAGGCCAGTCCTTTGCCCAGCTGAGAAGATAAGCGGCTTTACGTGGCTCCAGACCTTGTGGATCTGATCAGGGTCAACACATATCAGCCGAGGATCGCCCAAAGGAACGTCCTGCCAGTTGTAGCACTGTTTGCGTGAGTGATCGTAAACGTGTTCAGACCCACAGAGGAAATGTACATTGTGCCGTTACCGACTTCGGTAGCGGCATTCGCTGTAGTCGGCACCAGGATCGGAACAGATCCCGGCGCGCAAAGGCCGGTGAGAGTATTCACAACGGTTGTTGCTGAACTAACCGCAAGCGTGACGGCGCCAACCGCATTCGATCGACCCGCGCCCAACTGCTGGATAGAAAGATTAATCTTCTTCGGATCAGTTTCAGTGATCGCAGGAAGAAGAACTGTCATTGCACACCATTCGTGGTCACGTCTGGCTCAACTCCAGCGGCAAACGTCCAATTCGTTCCAGCTGGAATGCGCTGCTTGTATCTGATGTACCGACTATCCCGCATCATGTCGCAGCGGCCAGTCCGAGCATTCATCAACACTTCGGTGCCCAAGATCGAATTAACTGCCTGTGTATCTCGATACGTTACTGAGCCATAAACGGTTGGAGCATCTGTAATTGGACGGAAGCCACGCAGCGTCACACGTTGACCGTCTGCCGCCTGCTCTGCACTTTCCAATGTAGCCTCAAGCGGCTTGCCTGCAAAAAAGCCAAGAATATGCGCATTATTGAACTGAGCGATTTGAGGCTGAACCGCTGTGGCGTAAGAATCCAGAGAAAGCACAAGCGCATCAATCGATGACGAGATCGCATCGAGCGCCTCCAACGTTAGCCCAGTTTGTGAAATGCCGGCGATAAATTCGCCCGTAACCGACAACGTGAAAAATCGCTCAAGCAGATAATCATATCCGATGATCTTGTCATAGTTGGCTATATTTACGCCATTGGCAGAACGATATGCCCAATAGACCTTTGTAGATCGCGGATCGGCAGCTCCAATGAAAAGCTGCAAATTCGCTTTGTCGAGGTCGTCGATGAATGTCCTGTCTACCTTCTCACGGCCGATCTGCTCCGGAACGCCGCCGGGCTCGACCTTGTAAAATCCTTGCCCCGCGTAAAAGAAAATCTTTTCACCGGCTTGGACTAGTGAATAGGGTGCGAAAAGTCCCTTATCGTGCGCGATACGATCAATCTGAAAGATCAACGGTGATCCAGGAATATAAGACATTCTGCGGATTGCTTGATCCTGGAAGACCACTCCGAATTCACCACCAGCAACGCCGCGAACGATACCCCCGTCCGGGAAGTCCTGAAAATCAGAGCTATTAACGCCGCTCGTCCATGTCGTCGTAGCGTTCAATCCAGACCATTGAATGCGATACGGCTGCGATAGCAATCCCGAGAGAACGAGAAATCGCCCGACGACGCTGATATAAGCCGCCTGCGGAGGCGCTCCAGCGCAGTCTGAGAACGCGGATGCAGAAGACAGGTCAAAGACCTGCAACGGCGCATTGGCCTGCGTAGCAAATACTAGGCTTCCGAATTGAGCAAATTGCCACTGCGCCGAAGTTGAAAGCGAAGGATAGGTTGTCGCTCCCTTTGAAACGTCGGTCCAACTGTAATTCGTATTGTTGAGTTGGTAGAGTTTCGTTGCAGTACCAGCAAAGGTGATGACTGATCCGTCAGATTTCAGCGCATAGAAGGCGCCACGACATGTTGCAGGAAGTGCCTGCGTATATGCCGAAAAGCTGGGGAATGGGCCATATCCATCTCCGCGAGGAACAACATTCAGGATGGAATGGACACTCGTTCCTTCATAATCTGAGGTATCTGGTCGCCAATCACCCCATTGAAGAAGCGTCATGTCGGCGTCCAAATCTCAGCTTGCTTGATATTATTGTCCCAATTATTTTTTTTGTTGAACAAGAAGATGAACAGCCCGGTATAATGATCTTTCGAGAAAACACTTCGGCTAAACAGGTTTTTACTGGGAGCCTCAGAGGTCCATACTTCAATCTGAGACGGTAGGGTCATGGCGTAACCCCACTTACACGGAGTGCCACCGGTCCCGCATTAAACGTAGATGTCAGACCAAGATTGTTCAGTCCATCGAGTGCTGTCTTGAAGCCGAGACCCCAAGTCTGGATGCGCTCGTCTTCCTTGATATACGGTGCCGATTCCAATAGCGCACCGTACAGGTAGAGATCGGGAGCCAGCGTCAGCAGCCAATTGATGGAATTGGTCAGCAGAGAGGGAATGTTCTGCCGGTACACCATCTCTATCGTGTAGTTCTGATCGGGCGTCGGACAGAGCTCCATTTCCGAGCCCATGATCGTGAAGAACAGCGGCTGATTGCTGACGTTGCCGGTCGAGGCCCTGAACTCGTCAAGCTGTGTGCCCGACTTAAAATCCAGATGCGGCTTTCCCGTGACACTCGATAGCCTGACGCGCCGCATGGATTGGAAATCAGACGGCAGCGAGATGAACTCGGGATCGGTCGTTGTCGTATCGATGGTCGTTTTAGACCGCAGCTCCATCTGCCGGACAAACAGGTCGCGGTTGAGCTTGGCTTCCGCCAACTGGATGAAGGTCGGAATGCGGGCAATCAGCGTCGTGTCCTGATCGCGTGCCAGATACTCGGTCACGACGGAAATGAGATCGGTATATGTCGCGATCGTCGCCATCAGCTACCGAACCCCAAAAAGCCCTGAACCTGGGCGCTGTCAGTGCGCAGATAGGCCCATTCCGGGTCTTTCAGCTTGCGATCGACAAGAGCATCCATCTCGGGGCCGAACATCTTGATCGT